GCAGCATTAATTTTAAGTGTATTGACCATATTTGGTATTATGGCTGGCGGGATTAAATTTCTCGTAAAGCATTATCTCGTCGAACTTAAACCCAATTCAGGCTCATCTATGAAAGACCAAATTTCAAGGCTAGAAACTCGCATTAATGAAGCAGATGCAAAACGATCAGATATGAATAGAAAACTAGATCATATGTATGATGTTCTTTTAGAGTATATAGCTAAATCTAAGTAATCTAATTTACCTATTTACTAATATATATAATATACTTAAAAACTTTAACTATAGTATATTCTTTTCTTTATATATTTTAAGTATAGCATAGACATTACTGGGTTTTATATCGATATCCCGTTTTGAATTATAACTTTTTATAACAATTTATTAACACACCTTTATTATAACTTTTTGTTATTAAACTCTATATATTACTGGATTTTTAATAAAATAAGATATAATTTAAGAGCTAACACCTAGGTTCTACCCACCCCACCCACTGAGCTTAGGTGTTAGTTTTATGGTATAATCAATTATTATGTGTACCCCTACAATTGATAAATATGGAGCTACTCCAGCAAATATTAAATGGACAGTAGTTCGTGGGGATAGCGCAAACCTTAAAATTGAATTTTTTGAGGACGATGAAGTAACAGAATACGATACTACGGACTGGACTTACATTGCTACAGCCTATGATCCAAGTGGTCAAGTATTAGATGACCTTCCTGTTGTTTCTGGACTTGGTTATGGGGAAATTCAGATACCATCTTTAACTACCGCAAATTGGGGAACAGCCTATAGGTCTGTAGTAGCAGAACTTTCTTTTGATTTACAAGTTGTAATTCCAGCTGGTTCTGGAGAAGGCGAAGATACAACTTGGACTCCAGTTATTGGAACTATTTGTGTCCTTGGTGATGTTAGCGGAACGAGCCTTTAATGCCTGTTGTAAAAGTATCTACTCCACAAACTAATTTGCCACCTGTTATAAAAATTGGTAAAAAAACATTTAAGGTAAAATAATTCATGCCAAAAAGCATGGACTTTCCAAAAAAGAAATATGCTGAAACAGTTCAGCTAACTCAAGAATCATTACAAGGAAACATTGAGTATATTGCCGTACCAGGAATGACTGGAGAGAAAGGCGAGATAGGACCACAGGGACCTCCAGGCCCAGAAGGAGCTAGAGGAGAACGTGGTATTCAAGGCAAAGAAGGAAAGACTGGCCCAGCAGGACCACAAGGGCCTAAAGGAGAACCTGGGAAAAGTGACGGTCAATCATATGAAAGCCAATCTGGTCAATATCCTGGGTGGGCTTATTATGAAAATAAAAATAAAAGACAAATACATCTTGGTCCAAATAGAGGAGATGATGGTTGGGTAACCTTATCAATAGACGAAGATCCAGAGAACAATATATTGTCATTTCTTCCAATAGGAGGAGTTTCATTGTGGAATCAGAACACTGGAAGAATTAATTTTAAACAACTAAAAGTAGGGGCAAAAGTCGACATTAGATATGACATTATTTTAAACACGGACTCAAATAGCACAGAAGCTTGGCTAAGAACATATATTCCAAGAGTTGAATCACCAACAGGATATATAGGAATGTTAAAATATAAATATCCATACGAAATGTCATTTAATCAAACCTTGTACATAGACATATCAAAGATTAAATCTGAGGGTGGAATAATTCAGGCAAGAACAGATAGCGAAAGTACCATTATTTTAAAGGGCATGTATATATCAGTGTCTTAGTGGTATAATGTATTAGGAGGAATCATGGCATTTCCAGGAACTTATAATTTTAATTACTATCGTGGCGATACAGCAGAATTTGTTATCCAACCAAAAACTTCAAATGGAGAAGCATTTGACCTGACTGGCTATACTGCAAACTTTACAATTGCTACCGCAAGAGGCATCGGAGGAACTGCAGCTACAGCAGTAGTAAACGATGTAACAAACATTATAACTTGTACAATTGTTCCGTCAGTAGGGCGAGCCTTAGTAGCTGGGACGTATGTTTATGATGTTCAAATAACTAATGAATCTCCAAACCCAGATGTTATTTTTACACTTTTAACAGGAACAATTACGGTAACAAATGATATTACAGGGTCGTCTGCCTAATGCCTGAAGTACTAGTATCTACTGATGATATAACCGTTGTAGGACCACCAAATATTGTTGAAGTATTAGTTGATATTGGTCCAACTGGAACTCGTGGCAATAGATTTATTGTTGGTTCTGGAGATCCTGATTTATCAACAACCAGTGGTGTTTTATTTGGAAACACTTTAATTCTAAATGATATGTATATCAATATTGCCCCAGGAGCGGACTATGGATATCTTTATCAATATGTAGCACAACCTGGTGGAAATGAATGGATTCAAGTTCTTGATATGAATCCCGTAATATATTCTGAAACACACTTAACAACATATACTGCTGGCGCAGCACAAATTAGTATTCCAATCTCTAACATTACTGCTGCTACTGGACTTACTGCAGAAAATTTTAATATTCAATATAGCATTGCACACCCAAACCCACTAGGCTCATCTATGTCCATACCAGCACTTGTTGGATCTGGAACAAACCTTGTAATCAATTTTAAAGCAGTAGAGTATGATGACGATTCAGGACCAGCAGAATGGATTGCCTTAGATGGAACCGTAACTACCCATCTATTTATATCAATAGTTGCAGGAATAGATGAATCTTAATCACATCTTGTGATATAATTCTATAGAGGTGAATTATGGCAATTGAAAGCATTGGCTATTTAGTACCAACAAAAATTCCAGGTCTTGCAGACGCAGCGGATATTCAAAAAGCATTTAGAACATATCATTATGGCGATGATACTTATAACACAGCAAATACAAATAAGGCTAACTTAGTCGTACCATCAATTGCATATACACTTAATGACCTAGACGAACGAATTACCGCTATTGATACATCAGGATCGCTTCAAGCTTCAAGCTTTAACGCAAAAGGTGATTTACTTTCAGCATCAGCAAACGATACTTTATCTGTTGTAACTGTTGGAGCAAATGGAACAATTTTAACTGCAAATAGCGCAACCGCTTCTGGATTATCATGGGCTACTCCTGCTGCTGCAGATACCTTAACTACGTCATCTTCTGTAACAGATGCAAGAATTTCCTGGGATACCACAAATAAACAAATTCAAGTTGGTAATGGAACAAGCCTTTTAAATTTTCAACCATTTAATGTAAATACAACTGCTAAGGTTGCAGCGTATACATTTGTTTTATCTGATGCTAGCACTCTTGTTCAAATGAATGGTGCTTATGCTTTTACCGTTCCACTTAACGCAACAGTTGCATATCCTATCGGAACTCAAATACATTTAATTGCACTTACAACAGGAGTTACAGTTGCTTTCACTGCTGGAATTACTTCATATGCAACCCCAGGAGCAAAAATACGTGCAGCTGGATCAATGGCAACATTAATAAAGCTAAATACAGACACTTGGGTACTTGCAGGAGACTTGATTGCATAATGCCAATTCCAGGAGTAACGGGTTCTTCAGATAATCGCCAGCCAGGAACTCCAACTATTGGAGCTGCAACTGCTGGCAATGCTACTGTATCTGTAGCTTTTACTGCTCCAGATAATACTGGAAAACCTAACACATCTTTAACTTATACAGCAACTACAACTCCTGGATCAATTACTGGAGAAGCATCTTCTTCTCCAGTTACTATATCTGGTTTAGCTAATGGTACTTCTTATACCGCAGTTGTTAAATTAAACAATACCGTTCAAGATTCTCTAAGTTCTGCTGCTAGTAATTCATTTACTCCAGTAGCGCCAGGGCCATTCTTCCCACCATTCTTCCCATTCTTCCCATTCTTCCCACCATTCTTCCCACCGTTCTTCCCGTTCTTCCCGTTCTTCCCACCTTACTTTGCCCCTGCTCCAACAATTACCAATCTTTCAGTTACTCCAACCTTAAATGGCGGAATCGTAAGTTGGGATTCTACTCTTCAGAATTCATATAGAATCACAACTTCTCCTAACTCAAGTCTTAATGGAGCAACTGGAAACTTTGCTACATCAAGACAGATGACTGGCTCAGCACCTGGCGTATTTTATGATGTTACAGTAACTGTTTATTCAGGATCAAGTCAGACTGGCACAAGCGCATCAGCTCCAACAAGTTTTACAACTGGATAAAATAAAAAACCCCTACTTTTTACAGTAGAGGTTCTTTATTACCTAAAGTTTTATTTAGGGAATTTTTGCATCCAAGCCCTAGTCTTTGGCGTAATACCTTTCCAAGAAGACCAGTCATTTCCCCCGTTGGACATATAGTATGCAATCTCCGCATTTTTTACGGGATTGAATAACTCAGCATTTGTATCTAGATCAAACTTATCTCTACGATCAGGACCTAGATTATCGATCATGTTAATTTGAAACATCCCATAAGAGGAGTCTCCAGTCTTATGGTTACCATTGTATGCCAATGGACGACCATTAGATTCTTTTTTAGCAATAGCCCAAGCTACTACCAAATCCTTACCCTCAAATCCTACAAGGGATAGAAGTTGCTTTAGTTCTTTATCTGTTAAGTGTGTTCTATTTTCAAATTTAGCTAACATTTTTTCCTTAGAAACAACAAATGCCTCCTTGTCGGAGGCAGGAGCATCTACAGACTTATTTATTAGTAAATTATTTTCGGTACTTGACGCATTAGCAGAGTTACTAAAAGGTGCAATAACACCAACTAATGCTAGGATTCCAATCCAAGCTTGCTTGTCTCTTCTCATAATAATAACCTCCTAGAGAACAAATGCTACCTGTTGGTAGCATGTATTAAGTATAACATAAAAATGACCTCAAAAGCAAACTTTAGGTAACATTTTGATAACTTTTCAATAACTTTCTTAGGAAGTGGTATAATAATAAGATTATGGCTGAGACTTTAATTTATGATTTTCCTTATCCCCTTGCAAGCGACCCAG